AGCGTAATCTTTGAGTTCACCAGCAGCTGATTTATACATGTCCTTTGCTTCGTCAAGCTCAACATCTTCTTTCTTCAAGCCGCGGTCGCGAGCCATCTTTGCAAGTTGCTTTGCTCTTGACATTGGTGATGTGACAGTGGCATCACTATTCTTTGCTTTAGGCCTTGGTGGATCTGGAGTAAATGGAGGCTTATCAGTCGCCTCGTTCTTATCACCACGCTTTGCACTCAGATAAGCAGCCATCGCCATTTCACGACGTTCTTTATCTGACTTACCTTTAAATTGAGGAGCATCAGACTTTTGGAAATCCTTAATCCAAGCTCCCATTCCATCTTTGACACTTAATGGCATTATGCTAGATCCTTATCGTGGTTTAAACCACCTCTTTTCTTTTTAACAATAAACGCATTCACTCTGGCATGTCCCCATTGTGATGGAGTGGTACCAGGGCGATGACCCGTTTTCCATGCTGCCACACCACGGTTATAAACTTTTCGTAATGTACCAACAGAAATTCCTGATTTCTTTGATTTATCAGCCAGTGACTTACCTGCTTTATTTTCGGTAATATACTTACTAAACGTCAGCATTTTTAGTCCTTCTATTAATGGCTCTAGTTCTTGCAGCACGCGCTCTATCTAACATCCGATCTTGTCTACGAGCATCGGCAGCATCACGGCGCTTTTCAATTTCTCTTTCGCGAGCAATTCTATCCTTCACTGCATCCATATTCTGTTCTCCGTACATCGATTTAAATGCTTTGGTATATTTACTTGGTTTAGTATCGGCAGTCGCATCACCAGGCGCTGGTTTATATGCTGCTGGATTATTATCCGCCATTTTTGATTGTTTCTTAAATTGACGATCTCGAGCAATTTTGGTTGATTTTTTTAGACCGGCATGGTAATTTTTAGGTTGTGAACCTTTACGATGACCAATTTCTGGATCTTCTCTGTTACTAACTGCTTCACTCAACGATTCCAGTTTCATAGAAAAATCTGCAACTTCGTATTCAACGTTTTTATCATCAACTTTTTCTACTGCATCCAACCACTTGCGATATTGGTTACCAGAGCCTTCAATGATTACATAATTGGAACCGAGTCGTTTAACTGTAGCCAACTCTCCAGATTCCTTGACAACCACTTGATCACCTTCTTTAAATAATTCACCATTAACATATGATTCACGGATTTCAGATACAGGATCTAGTTGGACATGGCGTTTAAATTCTCTTTCTTCTTTTAAACCTAAACCTTTCCGTACAGCATTATAGACTGCTTTTGTATCAGCATTGGAAAGACGTTTTGGCATATACTGAGAGAATTTTGTAAAATCACCATCTTTTACAAAACCTCTTAATTTTGTACCAGACACACCTTCGACACCTTCTGATTCAGGATCTCTTTTACCAGCATTTAGTACTTCAATGTTTTCAAAATTATAGAAACCATGTCTAGCTTTAACACCATTATATTTTGGAAGTGTGATCTTATATTCCCTGACACGATCGTCACCAGCTACGATAACGATCTTTTTAAATCCCTCATTATAAAAAGATACAAGAGCATCAAAAATAGTTTTAATTTTTTTATCCATCACAATCTGACGAGCATATTGTGGAAATCCCTTACGGGCAAATTTTACCTTTTCCGTATATGAAATTGGATTTTTATTATCACCTTCGCTTTGTGTCAGATAAATTCTATATGGATTGTTACCGGCTTGTTCCTTAACAAAATCCAATAACTTTTCATGACCGGCAGTTGGGGGATTCATACGACCCCAGACAAAATATAAAGTCTTTATATCCTCAACTAAAAAGCTCTTAAAAGAACTAATCACTTAGAACCACCTCGTTTCTTTGCAAGTTCTGCTTGACGCACTTTAGGATACATCCTACGAGCAATATTTGCAATTCTCTTTTTAAGTGCAGGAGTATCTAGGCGTTTCTCTAGCTCTTGTCTACGAGCATATGTCAATTCAGATTTTGGAATATCTTTGGTTAATTTTCTAAGAATCATATTACGAGCTTTTTTACGAGCTCTTTTTTCTAATTTTTCCTTAGAAGCAATTCTCCGCTTTGCTCTTTCACGACCTAATTTAATTTTAGGCATGATACGGCGGAGCTGTTGTTTTTTACGGAGACGTTGTGATACTGTTAATGCTTCATCGACATCAGTATCTGATTGTAGGGGATCGACTGATTCTGAATAGGTTGCGGTATCGCTACCAACATCGTGGACTCTTCTTCTTCTATATGCACGATAATTAGTTAACTCATCTTCACCGGGGCGATATTGAGTAACGTGCATGTCATCAAAAGAAAGTTTTTGTTTAGGGTTTTCTAGTGGACCAATGCCTTCTAAATTAAGCACGTCCTTAAACCGCAGAAGTTTTTCTGCCATTTGTTCCTCTCAGTTTTTCCCATTTATGATCTGGTTGTACTTTGCCAACCTTTCAATATGTCTGGGTTAAAGTTGGCAAAAGAAAATTCCATTCTGTCAACAATCTTAACCGCATCACCACCAAGAGTGTCAACTGCAACATACCCTTCTTGACCTGTGGTATGATATCCCTTTTCTGTTTTAAGGAATGTATTGACACTATTGTATTTGTCTAATATATTTATAAGTTTTAATTTCGCTAATACTATTACTTTTTGCAATTCAAACATCTTTTCCAGTGATGCTTTATTCTGCGCACTAAAGAAACTTAAGATTTTCTGCTTTGCAGTTTCTTGCGCTTGTCTGCCTTTGCTTGTCTTCCTGGACTCAATTTCTTTTTGGTAACGGGCTTTGATCCATCTGATGAGTCCGTTGACGTGGCCACTGGTATTTCCGATAACTTCACCTCGTCTAACGTAGGTGTTATTGTATTGTTCGATGAGCTTGGCGAGGGCGTCGTTACCTTCAAGTTGTCTGAGGGTTGTTCCTGAGATTTGGTTAAAAAGCCTACCAGCTTGTGAAAGAAGTTCATTAACATAGTCTGTATCCTTTTTGGTCATTGTAAATCTGGTCATATCACGTAGCATGGCATCTTGTGACCAGACATTTTTTGATTTTTTAAATGTTGTTGTGTTGACACCATATGATGCCTTCATATTTTCAAATGATGTTCCTTTATATGTAGTGTGCCATACGATACCGATTTTTGCTTGTTTGAGCTCACGTGCCATTTGAGTATTGGCCGGTATTGCATAGACAATTGTATTCGGATGGAACGTCACATAATTTTTGCCTTTAATTTTTTCAGTTTTTAAATCATCAGAACTAAAGAGAAAATCGCCCTGGACGACTCCAGTGATTCCGAGGTCAGGTAGATATTGTAATGCAAGCTTAAATTTTGCGTTAAGGTCACCAGATGTGTCGGCATCGATATCAGCATTAGTTTTGTATACCTTTGGGTTCTTATTAAAAATGGATTTTTTAGCTACAAAAAATTCGCCATCACGAGGATCGGTACCAGCAAAAATAGCAGGAGCTCCATCCCATTTAACAGAAACTTTCCCATCATGTACTCCAGAAAATGTATCTCTAAGTGAACGTAAAGCAAGAATTGCCTCACGCGTACCATCAACTCCACCATAGAGAACTTTATCCTCAATGTGAGTCATATGTGTATTCTTTTGTTCTGTAATAAATTCAGCGAAGTTCATTATCGATCCTGCTTTTGATCAATTAAAATAATATCAAATGCTGCTGTTACTCGTGAATTATTTGAACGAACAGAAGCCCTTACATCAATGTCTGTTTTTGGCGGTAATTTAATTGGCACTGTAAAGCCATAATGATATGGCATTCCTGTACCAGCAACCTCCCCACTGTGACCAATTCTAAAAGGAGTAGTTCCACCAGAGTAACGAACAAACATATCAATAGTAGCATCAGCACCAGCTTGAATAGAAGCAACACCTTGACAGAGGTAGCCATTATATCCAGCAGGCACAGTATAAATTGCCATTAAAGTTTGAGCAAGACTAATTTGAATTCTAAGAACTTCAGTAGCTCCACGTGATACTCTAATTTGTGTAGTATTCGAAGTTGTGCCTTGTACAAAAGCTCTATAAACTCTACCAAATGTTTTTGTTCCAGTACCACTAGACCCAGAAATAGCTATTGTTTCTGTAATTTCATTATAGTTTTCATCTAGACCAAGGATTGTAATCTGCTTACCATTATCGGCTGTGGAAGTGGTTCCGTTGGCTGCAAAGGTTGCAATGGTTAAAATGCCAGGAGTATCAAATGCTGACCAAGGATAAAGTGTGTCATTCTTATCCCAAATAGTGCCAGTAGTGCCAGTACTCATTGCGGGTACAGCACCAAATTTATGAATAGAAGTTGTTCCCTTAACAAGACCTCTACCTATATTCAGGTAGTCATCTTCAATATATTTTGATCCGGCGTATGGCATTAGGCTGATCGTCCAGCAGTTTTAAGTGTGGATAATGGATCACTCTGTGAATCAAACTTGTGAGCCTGAGTGGCAAACTTTTTACCTTTATGATAAAAGTGTACTGATCCGCCACTGTGCTTGACAGTAATGTTTTTAGGATCATTCAGGATATGTTCATGGTCCTGAGCAGGGTTTGCAGTTTTGTGTTGATGACCCTTTGCTGATGTCCAAGTCGTATGTTTAATATGACTGTGTCCTTGGCTTTGCATTGGAGTAGGATGTGCATGTAAAACTTGACGAATGTGATCTACAACTTTCTTATGGTTACCTATACGAAGGTGTGCATTAAGTTCTCTAGCATGTTGTTTTGCAACTTTTGCCAGTAAAGCTCGGTTGTCCTTCTTAATCTTTTCGTGATGTTGTGGATTTTCCTTTGCCCATTCTTTTCTGGCCTTTGCATTCTTGCCTTTAAGTTCTGGGTGACGATCAGTAATTGAACTCTTATGTGACTGACCAAGATTTCGTGTTTTACGGCCACTAAATGCTTGACCCAAACTAGAAGCCGGAACATTACTTGTTTTATCCGATACCTTGAGACTGACACCGTGGTGTTTTACCTTACCGTCTTTATGGGTAGTTACAACAATATCTGAAGGATCTTCTTTCTGTGAGGCGTGGATACCAGTTGAAGCATGGAGGTCACCAGCTTTTGATGTCCAATGGACGTGTTTGATTTTGTGCCCGCCAGCAGTTACTTGTTTTTCAATATCTTTGGCCGCAGACTTTGCTCTTTCATTTGCCTTATTATATAATTTTTGACCGCCATGTTTAATGGCAAGAGCCTTTAATCTGGCATGAGTTTCTTCCGCACTTTCGCCAGTTTTACCGACGTGTTTTGGCATGTGTTTACCACCGTTCAGATGGTGACCTACCAAGATTTCGTGCAGTTTACCCTTTTCATCATTACCGAATGATGTTGCGCCTTCGAGTAAAAATAATTTAAATTTTAACATAGTGACCTCAATTACACTTTTAACTTGTGTTTGATTATATCACTATTTATAAAAAAGTAAACACTTATTTTAATAAAAAAGGGGTGGCATTGCGCCACCCCAATGAGGGAATTAAGCCGCTTCGGCAAATTCAATAGCCTTTTCAAGGGCAATCTTTTTCCGTGCTTGGTTATTGCCAAACCAAGCTGAGTGCATACGGTTATCCGCATTACGACCTTGGACATGGTCCGTATTGAAGGTCACAGAATTATACGCCTGCCACCATGAACCCTCGGCAAAGTTTGCCCCTGGCTGAGTTTCCAGCACATCTAAGCATGCCTTCGCATTACGCGAAAGTGTGTCGGCATTAAGCTTTTTGTCTGCCACACGCTTGTCAGATGTCCGAGGATACACGATGTTGTAGTACTCAATGAGCTTATCCATTGAGAAGCGCTTGCTGCCGAGATATTCTGCCATCTCTTTGTAAGTGGCCAATTTTTCGGAAGCAATACCGAGTGCCTCTTTAACCTCAGTCGGATTAAATTCAACCCGATGCCCTACACGAACCTGACGTTCGGCTTGCATACTGAGTGAAAGAGACAAAGTGTTGTTACACACCACGCGGATGGGTGTGAAACGAACATCGATGGATTTACCATACTGATGTGGATTAGAAAAAAGAAGGTAAGAATCCACTTGATCTCCATCAAAGAGTTCAAATGAGTCCTTAACCTTCGCCAGTGCCCAAACAACCTGGCCACCCTTCAGAGAACCGGCAGTGTGCATTTCCATGTCTCCGGCGAAAACATATTCACCAAAGAATTCAAATGCCTGTTCATTCTGAACTGGTTTCCAGTCAGGGCCAACATTGGTCAGAACCTTGGCATCGGAAGAGCGTACAAGGGATTTCTGACCGGTAGGAATACGATCACCATTAAATTCAACAAAAGATTCGACCTCGTGTACAGTCCAATCCAAACCTGCTTTTTGCATCATTTGGACTGGGGTAAGGTCATTAGAGACAGGAACACCCAGACCATGCCAAGGTAATTCACCTGCGTATGCCATTGTTTCAACTTGATGTGCCATAATATAGATTCCTTTTCAATTTAGTATAAGAACTATTATATCAAAACTTGAGATAAAAGTAAACACTTTTTTGCAATTATTTTGTGCCTGTTGTAGCATAGAAAGAATCCAATGCTTCACCCAGGAAATCATCACTGTTAGCAATGAACCGAGCTTGAGTCTTACCAAACGACTCAATGAGAATCTTGCCCATTTCAGCAATGATTGCTCCTTCATCTGCAAAGTGAGTATATTCGTATTTCTCTACGAGCTTGTTAACCACTAAATCTACTGTTTTCATAATTTTCTCCTCAATTTAATTTATGGTATTATTATATCACATCTAATTAAAAAGTAAACACGCTAGAGTAAATCTATTTTTATAATAATATCAACCACTTAACTGACATTTAGTCAAAATGGTTTAAATTGAAGCGCCTTCTGGCGGGAAAAGTTGAAATTTATCACCTGATGAAATAACACAGGTAGTGTTTCGTTGCTTATTAGTTACAACAAAGGACCAAGTCTGCGTTTCTGGATTTAACCAGAAGGTGTGGGTCAAATCATGGTCAGCCTCATTTTTACTTGACGACATGAAAATCATTTGTTCTTTATATGTGTCACGCAGTCCACTTAACATGTTCTGTGATGGACCGCACATAATTGGTATTTGGATTTCAAATGCAGCCACTGCTGCTAAAAGAAAGCTTGTCATGGCTACACCTTTTGAGAATGGAGGCCCGTTGAATAACAAGGTGGGCCAGACCCCGTCCAACCTTAAGCGGCTAGAGCGTAAACGTCATCGTTTGCATTTACATTTAACAGAATTCTCTTTTGACCTTCCATCTGCCTGTCGAACCCAAAGCATCCCCCCAAATACCACTCTTCCATGAATGATATTTGGTGGAGATGGAGGGAGTCGAACCCTCGTCCAAACATTTTCCAATCAATGTCAACAAATCCTGGTTAGTATTATATATTAAAACTTTAACAAAGTAAACCACTCATTTATTATAAATATGATTTGACCAATACGATAAAAATAAAAAGGCGGTCATCATGATAGCAGAACTCGCAGCTGCAAATGCCGCGTTTGATGTGATAAAACAAACTATTCAGAATGGTCAAGAAATCTACGAGGCTGGAGAAGCTCTTGCGCGTTATTTTGGACTGAAGAATGAAATCCAAAAGAAAGCTCATGAACATGGCTATAAGTCAGATCTCGAAGCTTTTATGGCCGCCGAACAGCTCAAAGCTCAGGAAGACGAACTGAAACAAATGATGGTTTGGCAAGGTCGTGGTGGCATGTGGGAAGATTGGCTTTCTTTCCAGGCTCAGATGAAACAGAGTCGTGAAAACGAAGAGAAAGAAAGAAAACAAGCAATCGCTAAAAGAAGAAAAAGACTGATTGATAGTCTTATGATTGGAGGAGTCTGCATTGCTGCACTCGGTGCTCTTGGTATTATCATTTGGATTTTTGTATTACTAGCAAATATGTGAGGCAATAAAATGTTTAAAAAGCTAGCGATAATGAGTTTTGCAATATTTACATCAATAGTTATGGCAGAACCGATTGTAACGGAATCGACTACAAATAGTACTATTACCTCAAATGGTAAGACCGAGACTACTCTTAAATCTCCACCACCTTCTGCCATCTCACCACAGTTTAGTGCCGGCAGTAATAGCGATCTATGTACCATTGGTGTTGCTGGAGCAGTTCAGACTCAGATTCTTGGTATCTCGGCAGGTACCACATTTACTGAAGAAAATTGTATTCGATTAAAGAATGCAAAGACACTATATGATATGGGAATGAAGGTAGCGGCAGTGTCTGTCATGTGTCAAGACGAAAAGGTATTTGATGCAATGATGAATGCTGGTACACCATGTCCATACAA